ACTCCAGATACAAAAAATATAAAATTTAAGTCTGGTTTATCAATGGTAGGTGATAAGTTTTACTATTATTTGCCTGATGAAAAAAATGCTGTAATACTTAAAACCAAGAAAGATGCAAAAATATTTCAAGCACTTGTTGATGAATTAGTAGATGAAGGAAAAACACCTGCTCAAATTACAAAATTAACCAATGCAACTAATATTAGTAATACACTAGCTGCAAAAGATTTATCTCTAGACAAAATTCCATCACGGGTTGAAATAAAAACTAGATCGTTTACAGGTAAAACTATACAAGAATTTAAAAACTTTTTTGAAAAAGGCAATGCTACTAATACAAAGATTGCAAACTTTGTTAATAAAAGCAAGATTATGAGATTTTTTATAGGAGCGATACAAAAACTTGGACCGTTGTCGGCTCCGTTTGGATTATTCTTTGGTGCAATGATGGCTATTGGAGAAATTGAAGCTGAAATTGCAAGTGGACAAGGTAATGAGAAAGAACTTAATACAGAAGCTGATATAATTCGTGGACAATTATTAATTTTATTGGTTGCAGGTATTATTCCTTATTTAAGAGTTGCACGATATGTATCAATTATTCTAAACATACTAAAAACTGCAATACGATTAGGCGCAGTTACAGTAGCAGGAACAGCAACAGTTGTAACTGGAGGAGCAGCAGCACCCGTAGCAGGAGCAGGCATTGGCTTAACTTTTATAATCACTGAAGCAATATCTTGGGCAGCAATTTTAGTATTGTCAATGCCTCAAACACATAGAGCTATAGCTCAAGTGATAGCAGGCACTGTGTTAGGTGAATATCTTGGTAACGTAGGTGCATTTGTAAACGATGTATTGGGAGATTTAGATCAGCAGTTTGATGGAAAGTTTGGCACAGGATTTTTGAAAGATGCACTCACCACTGAAAAGAAAACTATCGGCGGTGTATCTGGAGAGTATTATGGAAACAGTGAATGGGCAAAAAATGTTTTTGGTGCATTGTTGTTTCCGGAAGGTGAAGACACTAGACTGGTTCCGTATATCAGTGAACAAAAAAGAGAAGATTTATTAAAAGCTGCTCTAAGTATAGAAGATGTTCCCGAAATGCCAAATTCACAAGAACCCGAGCCAAGTGTGAACAGTGGCGCCCCGGGATTTAGACCAGGACAATAATTAAAGCAGTGGTAATTTACTGTTTTTAGTATTTTCTATATTATCCTTTATGATTTTACTCATAATTTCATGATCTTCTAAATCTGTATCATAAAGTAGTTGCTCAATGGTTACGCCACCACGCATATACCAAGACAAACGATAACAACCTTCTTTGATACTTTTAATTTCATTTTCCATTTCATCGGCTAGCGAAATAATCGCTGTATCATCTAACTTCGCTAGCCTGTAACGAAAAAATCCGATGTATCTAAACTTACTCTAAGTTTGTCTTTGTGATTGCATTTATCGCATTCAATGTCTTCTGTTGGTAAACTCCAGTTTGTAATGTTGCTTTCGATAACACTTTTTACATGATGAAAAAACTTTACGTCTTGACCAGATGCTAAAAAGTTTACAATTTCTTGAGGATCTGTTTCAATTTCACCGTCAACTTCTATGCTCTTGACTTGGTTAATAATACTCATAATTGTCAATTCATTTATTTGTGCAATAATACTTTCAATAGCTTCTTCTTTTTTTGCTTCATCTTCAATCAAAGGAATTTGTAAGTTTAATGCCCTTTGAAAACTAGTTTGTTTCTTTTGTACTTCTGTCCATTGTCTATAAGTCAAAGGTTGCAGTTTTACAATAAAATTTTCATATTCAACAGTATCATTATAGGTTTTTGTAACATAATAATCTAAATATTTTTGCAAATCAATTTCATATGCATTATCTTCACTGCATTTTTTACAAACAGTGTTTACAGTCATTTGTTGTCCATATGTAGCTATTCTTATAGCAATCAAAATGCTATCAATATCAACTGTCCTAATATTCCAAGGATCAAGAATACTAGGAATACAACTTTTCATGTTATTAGCAGTGGCTTCGCCATTGACTAACGCATCAGGTGTTTTAAAAGCTATTTCATCATTGGCTGTCATACTAAAAACTGCCAAAGACGTTGATGTACCATCTGCAATTATATTTTCATTGTACCATTTTCCATTACTAGGTAAATCAATGTACAACTTAGGTTGTCGCTGAAATTTCTGCAAAGGACTTTTTTTGTTTTCCATGAGGTTTTCCTATTAGGTAAATACTATAGCATATTTATTTAATCATTAAGTAGGAGTTTTATTTTTGGCAGAAGAAAGTAGAGCAGCAAGTTTATTCGGCTCAAGTCTAGATACATTAACCAAAGCCTTAGGTGGAACCGCAAAAACCGCTATAGGTTTAGGTGGAGCCCTACTTACTGGACAACAACAACTTAGTGCATACAGTGGTGCATTAGCAGAAAACACTGATGCTTTTGGCAAACTAGGCGGAGCACTTGGTAAAGTTGTAAATGGTTTAACACAATTTGCTGAAGCAAGCCTAGCAGAATATCAAGCTCTCACAGGCATCGGTGCTACGTTTGGCAAAGAAATAAAAGATATCAAAGTAGCTGCTGCTGAATTAGGAATGACAGTTGAAGATATGACTGGCTTCCTAAGAGAAAATGCAAAAGGTTTAAGAGCATTTGGTGGTACTACTGACGAAGCTATGGCACGTTTCAAAGCTCTAAGTAACACTGTATTAGACAGTGCTGAACTTGGAATGGAACTACGTAGATTAGGATACACTACTAAAGATATCAACGAAGGACTTGCTTTGTTTGGCGAAATTACACGAGCCAATGCTAACGAAGAAAGACAAACATTAGCACAGCAAGCAGTCAGTGCAAAAGCTCTAATGGTAGAATTAGATGGATTATCTAAATTAACTGGAAAACAAAGACAAGAACTTGCTGATGAAATGAGAGCAAGAAGACGTCAAGGTGATATTAATGCATTCTTAATGGGCAAGAACGCTGATGAACAAGCTGCATTTACTGCACAACTTACAGAACTACAAGCAAAACTAGGACAAGATGCTGCTGATGCATTTGTTGATATTGCATTAAGAGGTGCTCCTACCACAGAAGGTGCTCGCAATGCTATGCTCGCTATGGGAGACGGCGCTGATGAATTATACAATGCGGCTGCTCAATTCAACAGAGGCGATATTACAGCATTCCAAGAGAGTTTACGCACTGCAACTGGATTAGCAGTAGACTTTCAAGACACTGAAGAATTTAGGAACACTGCTATTTTAGGAAGTGTGACTGGTGTTTCTGATGCTTTTGCTAAAGCCAGTGGCGCAGCAATCGATTACAAAAATTCAATTGATTCTACTAAAGACGACACAATGACTGCTCAACAAGCAGAAAAAGAAATACGTGCTCAAATTCAAGAACAACAACTTACTCAAATGGAGCAAGTAACTGGTGTGTTTGATGAAACAATGAAAGTGCAAGAAAATCTGCGTAAATTAACATCGCAGGTTATGGAAGAAACTATTCCACACATTGAAAATGTTGCTATTGCAGGTTTGGAAAAAATGCAAGCTGCAATGCCTTCTGCTAAAGAAATTGCAGATGGTATTACTACTGGTGTGAATAATTTATTTAATGCAGCTGATCGCACTGATGCACTTGCAGAAGCACAAACTGAAACTACTCGTAGTATAGACCAACTAGGTCCAAAAGTGGAAAGTGGAATACGAGAAAGTGCTGAAGAAACACAAGAAAAAACAGAAGAAGAATTAAAAAAATCAACAGAAAAAACTGTTAGCTCTATATCAACAGCAGAAGACAGATTAGCTAAAGCAAATGCTAAGGTAGCAGAACTTACAAGTCAAGGCTTTGACGACATGGATCCTCCAATGCGAGCAGCAAAAGAAGCAGCAGAAAAAGCTGCTTTAGCAGTTGAAAGATTAGCCGAAGCTCAAGAATTTACTATGACCAAAATTGATGCGTACAATAGAGCAAGAGCAGGCATGGGTACATTCAGTGGTGGATTTGCAGATGGTGGTAATATTCCTGCTGGAGGTTTTGGAATGGTAGGAGAAGCAGGTCCAGAATTTGTCACAGGTCCTGCAAATATAATGAGTGCAAAAAATAGTATGGGTGCAATGCAAACACTTATGAAAAGCATAAGAACATTAGATACAAATGTTCAAGAAGTAAGTTCTAATATGGAAAATAACATAAGTACTAGTAGCGAACCTAATATGTATAATATGGAAAGCAATAAAAAATTAGACACAATGATTAGTCTTTTAGGTCAACTAATACAAGTTGAAAACATGGCAGTCGGAACACAACGACAAACAATGAAAGCCACTAAAGGATTAACTGGGAATATGTTGAGAGGTGTATAAATGAGTTGGAAGAAATATTTTACTCCAGTTCCAACTGCGGATAATAGAAATGGTGGATATTCACCATTTAGTTTAAAAGGTAACAACGGCGTTGGCCCTGCTGCTGCTAACTATTCCTCACACCTTCCAGACGTATATGTTGGATCACCTAATCGTATTGAACGTTACAATCAATACAACACAATGGACAGTGATTCAGAAGTTAATGCTGCACTAGATATACTTGCAGAATTTTGCACACAAAAAAATAAATCAAACGATACACATTTTAAATTAGATTTTAAAGGCAATCCTACTAACAGTGAAATACAGGTTATTGGACAATATTTGCAGCAGTGGTGCAAACTAAACAAGTTTGAAACACGTATGTTTAGAACTATCCGCAATGCATTCAAATATGGCGATCAATTCTTTATCCGTGATCCAGAAACACAAAAATTGTTCCATGTAGATCCTAGCCAAGTTACAAAAATTATTGTAAACGAAAGCGAAGGCAAAAAGCCTGAGCAGTATGTTGTTAAAAATCTAAACTTTGCATTTGAAGCATTAGAAGCAACACCGCTTAACACACAAAACAGTTACGGTCCAGGTGGCACCAACGGTTATCAGCAAGTTAAACAACAAGGTATGACTGGTGGCAATCATACACCAAGTGGTAACACCAGTAGATTTGCACAAGAACACGACGAAACTTATGTAGATGCTAATCACGTATTGCATTTGAGCATGAGTGAAGGACTTGATCAAAACTATCCATTTGGTAACAGCCTACTAGAAAGTATTTTTAAAGTATACAAGCAAAAAGAATTATTAGAAGATGCGATTATTATCTATCGTGTCCAACGTGCGCCAGAGCGCAGAGTATTCTACGTTGATGTGGGCAATATGCCTTCACACCTTGCTATGCAGTTTGTGGAGCGTGTAAAAACGGAAATACATCAAAGACGAATCCCATCCAAGACAGGTGGTGGCACAAATGTTATAGACAGTTCATATAATCCACTGTCAATCAACGAAGATTACTTCTTTCCACAAACTGCTGAAGGGCGTGGATCAAAAGTTGAGACTCTACCAGGCGGTACTAACCTAGGAGAGATTGATGACCTTAGATACTTTACTAATAAGTTGGTACGCGGCTTACGTATCCCAAGTTCGTACTTACCAACTGGAGCAGATGACGGCGCTTCACAGTATAATGATGGACGTGTGGGTACTGCCTATATACAAGAACTACGCTTCAACAAATATTGCGAACGTTTGCAATCCATGGTTGAAGAAGACTTCAACAAAGAGTTCAAACTATTCTTACAAAGCAAAGGCGCAAACATAGACTTTAGTATGTTTGATTTGAGGCTAACACCTCCACAAAACTTTGCAGCATACAGACAAGCAGAACTTGATAACAATCGTATTAGTACATTTACAAGTATGGCAGCAGTGCCTTATATTTCAAATAGATTTGCATTACAGAGGTTCTTAGGACTTAGCGAAGAAGAGATTGCAGAGAATGAACGTTTATGGCAAGAAGAAAATGATGAAAACTTAACAGATCTAGTTACAGACGATATGGCAGGAGAAATGCGAGGCGCAGGACTTAGTGGTGCTGACCTTGCAGGCGACTTAGGTGGTATTGAAACTGATCTAGGTGGCGATGCTGGCGGCATTGATGGCGGCACAGGCGAAGGTGTAGATACAAACACAGAAGACGACCTCGGCGACCTCGGCGGCGGTGGAGAAGAAACAGCACAAACTATATAAATAATAATATGATACTAAGAGAACTATATTACTTTAACAAAGAAACAATGGAACCGGAAGAGGATAAAACATACGATCCTGAAAACGATACCGATGTGATTAAAGTTGATGATGAACGTAAAAGTCGTTTGACTCTTAAAGATATCAACAGAGCCCGCAAAGCAAGCGATGCCCATAGAGACCAAAAAGCCAAAGATTTGAATTATATTAGACAAATGTACGGATTAGCAGCACAGGCAGCACTTGGCGGAGTTTAATGGCAAACAGAACAGCGTTTGTACTAGGTAATGGTACTAGTCGCAAAGAAATCAATAATCAAAAATTAAAAAATTATGGTGTAGTATATGGCTGCAATGCTTTGTACAGAGAGTTTGCACCTGATCATTTAGTTTGTGTAGATACAAAAATGATTACCGAAATAAATGATGTACAGTATCAACACAAACATAATGTATGGAGCAATAGAAATAAACTTACAGAACGTACACCTAATGTTAAATTAATGGATCCAAACAAAGGTTGGAGTAGTGGACCTACTGCATTATTACTTGCTAGTCAGCACGGTTATAAGACAATTTATATTTTAGGATTTGATTATATAGGCATTGGTGAAAATAAAGAATTTGTAAACAACATATATGCAGGTAGTAAAAATTACAAAGGAACCAAAGACAGAGCAACATATTATGGAAACTGGCAAAGACAAACTATGATGTGTATAAATCAGTTTCCAAGGACTAAATACTATCGAATACAAAAGTCAAAGAACGATTACGTTCCAGACCATCTTAAAGATTTATCTAATTTATCGCATATCACAGTAGAAGATTTTGCGAAAAAGTTCCAGTAAACTATAAAATGGGCCGTTTTGACCCCATTTTACACGTATATTTTCAAAAAAGTGTAAATATAATAGACAGCCTTGACAATAAAGGAGAATGACATGACTGATCGCAACAAGTTTGAAGAAATGCTTGAGCGCCTCGTCAACGAAGACAGAGAAGGTGCAGAAGCATTGTTCCACGAAATCGTGGTAGAAAAATCAAGAGATATTTACGAATCACTACTTGAAGATGAAGAAGAAGTAGAAGAAACAACTGATGAAGAAGTTGATGAAGCTACAGATGAAGAAGTAGATGAATCAGAAGAAGATCTAGACGAAGCAACAGATGAAGAAGTAGACGAAGCAACTGACGAAGAAGTTGACGAAGCTGCTGATGAAGATCTAGATGAAGCCGACGAAGAAGTTGACGAAAACTTTTTTGGTGACGAAGTCGCAGTAGAAGGTGACCCAGTAGACGATATGATGGGTGACGTAGAAGATCCAGATATGGCAATGGAACCAGAAATGGGTGACGACGATATGGGTATGGGCGACGAAGAAGGCGATGTAGAAGATCGTGTTGCAGACCTAGAAGACGAACTAGAAGCTCTAAAAGCAGAATTTGAAGCTATGATGGGCGACGAAGAGCCAGGTGATGAAGAGCCAGCTGATGATATGCCAATGGATATGGATTCAGAAGAAGGTGACGACGAAGAAGCTGAAGAAGAAGCAATTGCTTTCGAAGACGAAGAAGTAGAAGAAGCAGCTGACGAAGAAGTAGAAGAGTCAAAAGCACCAAAGTCACAAACAGAAATTATGCGTGAATACACAGATAAAGTCACCGGCGGCGGCTTAGATGCTTCTAAAATTGGCGGAGACAATGGTGCGAATGCAAAATCAGTAGTTGCAGGTAAAAACGATATGGGCGGAACATCTGCAAATATCGCAAAAGGTGGAGACGCTGACACAGGCGGCACAACCGGCGGCTTAGCAGCACCATCAACGAAAGAAGATAACGCAGGGAATGTAAACGTTCCAGGCGGTAAGGCTTCAAAATCAATGAAGTCACAACCCGGCCATGGTGCCGAGAAAAAAGGCAAGCCAGAAGGTGCTGACAAAAGCGCAGGCTCACCTTTAAATGGTGCTCCTAAAAGAGCAAAATAAGGACTGATTGATGAAGGTACTAAGCGAACATCTGAATTTCGACCAGGCTAGAATTGTTGTTGAGTCTGCTAACGAAGGTAAAGATCTTTTTATGAAAGGTATTTGCATTCAAGGCGGAGTACGCAACGCAAATCAGCGTGTATATCCCGTTAATGAAATTGGCAGGGCTGTCACCACACTCAACGAACAAATTAGTGGTGGCTATTCAGTGTTAGGCGAAGTTGATCATCCTGACGGACTTAATATAAACTTAGACCGTGTAAGCCATATGATTACAGAAATGTGGATGGATGGACCAAACGGTTATGGTAAGTTAAAAATTCTACCAACTCCGATGGGACAACTAGTTAGAACAATGCTAGAAAGCAACGTTAAATTAGGTGTCTCATCTAGAGGGTCTGGTAATGTAAGCGAAAGTGGCGGTGGAGAAGTATCAGACTTTGAAATCATCACAGTAGACGTTGTGGCGCAACCTTCTGCGCCAGGCGCATATCCAACACCGATTTACGAACATCTTATGAATAGCCGAGGCGGTTATAGGGCGTTCCAAACATCAAGGGAAGTTCAAGGCGACGAAAAGGCACAGAAATACTTAAAAGAGAGTCTATTAGATATAATAGACAAACTCCGCTAACAAGGAGAGGATAGACAATGTTAGATGCACTAAAATCACTCTTTGAAAATTCAGCACTATCGGAAGAAGTGCGCTCAGAACTAGAAGAAGCATGGAACGCTAAAGTAAAAGAAAACCGTTTACAAGCGACAGCAGAACTACGTGAAGAATTTGCTAAAAAGTATGAACATGATAAAACAACAATGGTTGAAGCCATTGATGCTATGATGACAGAAAAACTTAGTGAAGAAATTGCAGAGTTTGCTGAAGATCGCAAGCAATTAGCAGAAGCAAAAGCAAAATTTGCTATTGCACAGCGTAAAAATGCTAATCTAATGAAATCATTTGTTAGTGAAACACTAGCAAAAGAAATCAAAGAACTACACTCAGATCAAAAAGCAATGGCTGACAAGTTTGTTGCCCTAGAAGAGTTTGTAGTAGAGTCACTTGCAAAAGAAATTGCAGAGTTTTACGAAGATAAAAAAGATCTTGCCGAAACAAAAGTACGTCTTGTACGTGAAGGCAAAGCTCACGTTAATAAAGTTAAAAAAGACTTTATTGAAAAAAGTGCAAAATTGGTATCGGAAACAGTTGCTAAAGGTCTTAAAAAAGAAATTTCAGCACTTAAAGAAGATATTGATGCAGCACGTGAAAATGATTTTGGTCGTAAGTTATTCGAAGCATTTGCTAACGAATATCAACACTCATATCTAAACGAAAAGAGTGAAACTTCAAAACTTCTAAAAGTTGTTGGTACAAAAGACAAACAACTTGCAGAAGCAAGAGAAGCAGCGGCTAAAGCAATTAAACTTGCAGAAGCACAAGCAAATCAAAACAAAATGATCACTGAAAGTGCTAAACGCAAAGACACAATTAACGATATGGTTGCGCCATTAAGCAAAGACCAGCGTGAAATTATGGTAGACTTACTGGAATCAGTTCAGACTGACAGACTACGTTCTGCGTTTGACAAATACCTACCGGCAGTTATCGACGGTAAAGGTCCAGCAAAGAAGAAGGCAGTATTAGCAGAAGGCAAAGAAGTAACAGGCAACAGAGAACAATCAAATGACATCAAAGCAGACGCAGACAACAATGTTGTTGACTTAAAGCGTTTAGCTGGATTATAAGAGGAGAAACCAATGTCAGAACTATTAGAAAGTCGCTGGCACGATACAAAAAGCGCACTTCTTGAAGGCCTATCAGGCAATAAGAAAGCAGTAATGGCTTCAACATTAGAAAATACACGTAAGTATTTGGCTGAAACCGCGACTGCAGGTGCTACATCTGCCGGTAACATCGCAACACTTAACCGTGTGATCCTTCCAGTGATCAGACGTGTTATGCCAACAGTTATTGCAAACGAACTAGTTGGTGTACAACCAATGACTGGTCCAGTTGGTCAAATTCACACACTACGTGTACGCTACAGCGACACAGTGGGCTCAGGCGCTTCAGGCGCAGTAGCTGGTGAAGAAGCACTATCACCATTCAAAATTGCTGAAGCATATTCAGGTGACGGTACAAACGCACCTGCGCCAACAGCATCTCTTGAAGGTGAAGCTGGCAACAGACTAAGCATTCAGATCTTGAAACAGACTGTAGAAGCAAAAACACGCAAACTAAGCGCACGTTGGACCTTCGAAGCTGCTCAAGACGCTCAGTCACAGCACGGTATTGACGTTGAAGCAGAAATTATGGCTGCTTTAGCTCAAGAAATTACAGCAGAGATCGACCAAGAAGTCTTGGCATCTTTGAAAACACTAGCAGGCACAGGTACAGACACATACAACCAAGCAGCAGTTTCAGGTACAGCTACATTCGTAGGTGACGAACACGCAGCATTGGCAGTGTTGGTAAACCGTGCAGCAAACAGAATTGCACAGAGAACACGTAGAGGCGCAGGTAACTGGGCTGTTGTTTCTCCAGCAATCCTAACTGTACTACAGTCAGCAACAACATCAGCGTTTGCACGTACAACAGAAGGCACATTTGAAGCACCAACTAACACAAAAATGGTTGGTACACTAAATGGCGCAATGAAAATTTACGTGAACACATACGCAGCAGATGATGACGTGCTAGTAGGTTATAAGGGTACTTCAGAGTCAGACGCAGCAGCGTTCTACTGCCCATACATCCCACTAATGTCTTCAGGTGTTGTACTTGATCCATCAACATTTGAACCAACCGTATCATTCATGACACGTTATGGTTATGTTGAGTTGTCAAACACTGCGTCATCACTTGGTAACGCAGCAGACTACTTAGAGACAGTTGAAGTTAACGCAAGTAACCTAAGCTTCTCATAAGTTTTAATTTTAAGATTTACAAAATAGGCCCTACGGGGCCTATTTTTATGATAACTACATTATGGACATAAGTGTAGAAAAAACCCCAAAACAAAAATTAAGTCAGTACGCAGTTGACACAGCAAGTAGTGTGAGCATTACACATTTACCTAAAACAGATTTATCACGTGTAAAAGATGCAGCAATAGAACTTAACGAACAATCAGGTAGTGCAAAAGCAGTTGCACACATTGCAGCACGTAATTTACAAAGTGAAAGTGAACTACATAAAAACTGTATTGCAATGCGCAAAGCAGGTGTAGATAAAGTGTTGCTTATAGGTGGTAGCACATATCAAGGTAAAGTATTTCAAACTTTTTATGAAGTACGAAATGCTATCGAAGACTATGGATTTAAAATGTATTGCGGAGTATATCCGCAAAGCGAAACATATGCTAATATGGCTTTTACAAAATATATGCATTTTGCAGGAGGAATAAGTCAATTGTGTTTTAATCCAAGATTATTAAATACTTGGGAAAAGAAAACAAGATTTGGTGTTGCAACAAATTGCACACTGAATGGATTATGGAAATATGCAAAATTATGCGGACTTACTGATAGTGTTTCTTACGCTGTAGGAAACATACGTGGTTTGACTTATGTTAACACAAAAGGATTTAACACAGTTAAATTTGTAAAAGATTTAAGAGACAATCCTATTCATCTTTACAACTTTGGTAAGTTAGATCAAACACTATTGCAATTGGAGATGATGTAATGATAGTAACAGGACAAGTTTATAAATTTATAGGAATTCACGGATTGATACGTCCTGACGAATGGGGACAAAACAGAACTGATGTTTTATTTAAAAAGAAAGAACATAAACTTGTAATAGGTGATAGAGTACAATACGAAGCTATAGATCACAATGGAAGAAAACACGCAGAAAATTTAAAAAAAGTTGAATAAAGAGGTTGATTTTTATTTTGTATATGCTATATTAAGTACATAACAAAGACGACGGTCCGAGTTAGATAGTGCAAGGAAACGATGCTTACCCAGGCATTAACTTGACTCACACGCTGTGGTGGCGCTGTAAGACTTTGGAGACAAAGCATTGCAGTAAAAGTAGAA